TTCTGGACCGTGCCCTTAGCGATACATGCAGATTCATAAGCCTTGAACATCTCACCACTAAAGAGTTTGAGATACAAGGCATACTTTCCAGTATCTACACCAGGCTGATAACCAGGAGTCGTTGCGTTTGTAGCTGTGGAAAGTGCAAGTTGTGGGCTAGAGTTAATCGAACCCAACGGAGTTGAAGTACTATTTGGAGGAGTACCAGCAGTAGCAGTCATTTTTTTAAAGAGGTATAATTTGCAAGGATCCTCTATCGCGATAGAAGTTATTCAGTTGTAATATTGTTTTCGGTTATCACCCACCGAACCGGTTCGGCAATAGACGTATCCTCGGAAGGGATCTAAAGCCAAAGATTGACGGGAGGACTTGCACCTCCCTGTGAGCTTTTACTCAGCCAATTTCTTTGTAAACCACACCTCGATAACGCAAAGCATCAACGTAATAACGATCAGCTTTTTTCTGTTGCTTAGCGAGAAAACGAATGAGATTCATAGACATTGTTAGTACCTAGTAATCCATGCCCCGTTCCATGCATGGTGATTATGCGTCTAAGGTGGACTCAAGTACCAACTTATTGAATTCATATTCAAGATATGCTATTGCTTCTTGTTCAGATGGATGACCACCTGCCCATTGAATTCTATACAGACGCAAAGCATCACGTATAATAATAGCAGAATCAGTTGTACATTGTATGTTCCACATAGATGAACGTACTAGATAATTATTCTGGAAGTAGATTGGTTTTAACAAGTGCTACTGCAGCATCGTCAAGAGTGTTATCAGTAGACTTAGCGTAAGCACTAAGGAGATCAACAACAAGTTTCTTTACCGAAGTAGAAGTCAAAAATGTAAATAGAATTGGTTTAATAAGGGTGATCATGATAGAGCCTTGTCTAATTTGTCTTCAATACGGATCATGTGTCCTTCAACTCGATCTAAAGCGGTTTGAAAAGTATGTACGCTGACGTATTCTTCAGCAACTCTAAGTTCAAACTTATCAATTCTTTGATCTAATTCGTGCACACGGGTGTGAAGTGAACGAATAAGTACACTGAAGCCGGTTGCCATTGCAACACCCACAGGAATCAGTGTCTCTATCATGCGACTCTCTCTGTAGCAGCAGGGCTAACAGCAACACATTGAGTGTTAGCTTCAACCTTATCAGCTGTGTAATCAGGGGAGTCAGAACTACCAACGGTGCTTGTAAACATCGCATCACCGGTAGTATTAACTGCATACGTTACTGCACTAATTGCAGACGTATAGTTACTAAGTGAAATAGCCATTTTATTCTAGAAGTAAAAGGAATTTAAATGGGTGGTATTAACACATCAGCCGATAGCTGGTGCTTTGAGTGCAAAAGGCACTACATTATTAGCAGCCAAATCGAGTGGGAAATTATGTGCATTTCTTTCATGCATAACTTCCATGCCAAGGTCGGCTCGATTAAGAATGTCTGCCCATGTATTGATTACATGACCATCACCTGAAACGATTGACTGGTTGAAATTAAAACCATTTAAGTTAAAAGCCATGGTGCTAACACCAAGGGCAGTGAACCAGATGCCAACAACCGGCCAAGCAGCCAGGAAAAAGTGAAGGCTACGGCTATTGTTGAACGAAGCATATTGAAAAATGAGACGACCGAAGTAGCCATGAGCTGCAACGATGTTGTACGTCTCTTCTTCTTGTCCAAATTTATATCCATTGTTATGTGATTCAGATTCTGTGGTTTCACGTACGAGTGAAGATGTAACCAAAGAGCCGTGCATAGCACTAAATAGAGAACCACCGAACACTCCAGCAACGCCCAACATATGGAAGGGGTGCATAAGAATGTTGTGCTCTGCCTGAAAAACAAGCATAAAGTTGAACGTACCGGAGATACCGAGCGGCATACCGTCAGAGAAGGATCCCTGACCGAATGGGTAGACAAGAAACACGGCAGAGGCTGCAGCCACTGGTGCGCTGTAAGCAACGCAGATCCAGGGGCGCATACCTAGTCGATAACTAAGTTCCCATTCTCTTCCCAGGTAAGCAAAGATACCAATGAGGAAGTGGAAGACGACGAGCTGATACGGTCCGCCGTTGTAGAGCCATTCGTCAAGACTTGCGGCTTCCCAGATGGGGTAAAAATGTAGCCCGATTGCATTACTTGAGGGAACAACTGCTCCTGAGATGATGTTGTTTCCGTATAGGAGTGATCCTGAAACTGGTTCTCTAATGCCATCGATGTCTACTGGAGGTGCGGCGACGAACGCCATTACAAAACAAATGGTTGCTGCTAACAAGCAGGGAATCATAAGGACTCCGAACCAACCAACATAAAGACGATTATTAGTGGAAGTAACCCAGGAACAAAAATCATCCCAGATACTACTTACACTAGGTTTAAGAATACTAGATGTCATAGTTAGTTAAATTAAATGACCTACCCACCCACCACAAATTTATTTTAGAACTTGTAAGTTACACCTACTTTTGTAGCAATAGCAAGCTCATCAACAGCAAACTCTTTGTCTTCAGTCAAGAAAGATGCTTCACCGTAAAAATCTAGATCAGTTGACAGGTCTGTACCGAACCCGAGCTTGCCGGAGTATTCAGTAGAGCCGACTTCACCGTTAGTAGAGACGAAGGCTGGACCACCTTGAACATAAATGCCACTACCAAATTCATAACCAGCGTGGACTTCTGTTAGACCAGCACCAAATTCAGAATTCTGAAAAGAAGCGTTGTTCTCAATGTTTGCATAGGGTCCAGCGACTGACGGAGCAGCAATGGACAGGAGGATACCGGCAGCAATAATAGATTTCATTTAAATAATTAATTAGGGTTTACTTTTTTTTAGTTGTTGACTTTTTAACAGGAGGTCTTCCTTTCTTAGTTCCGTATGTACCAGGTCCGTAAGGCATAATTAAAAATCAATATTTGAACGTGAGAGTTTCTCCATTACTTCCTGCCTATAAGCAGGATCAGAGTCATACTTAGCATCCTTCATAGCTCGGACAACTGCAGCCTGACTCTTAAATACATCTTTACTCTCAGGTCTTGGAGAACGACCTGTTAGCAACTTGCCTTCAACACCTTCTGAACTCGCATAACGAGCTTGTAAGGCTTGAACAGCAAAGAAGATAGATGCTCGATCTCCACTCTCGATTACTTTATCGAACATGGAGACTTCTTGTTTGTTGAATGATTTCTGAGCCCACTCAACCATACTCTTATAGGACTTTTCACCACCAACCATTTCCTTGACGCTATCAATATCAGCCTGTGTGATGTCACCTTTAGGCTTTTGATTTTGTTTGCTACGAGCGTCAAGGTAAGCATCAGCTAAATCAGATTTACTCATGTCTTCCAACTTGTTTTGGATAGACTCAGAGAATCCTTTTTTATCACTCTGTGATTCATCCCACAAAGCATCAAAAAAATTTACTTCTGATTCAGCTGGTTCTTCTTTAGTGACTTCTTCTTGTGGTGGTGCTTGTTCTCGTTCACCATTACTGAACTTAGATTGCAATTCAATATAGGCTTTCTCTAAAGCTTCAGCATCCTTATATTTACCAGCCAACAATTGCTCTTGTTGTTCTGCGATCCGTTCACCTACTGCAAGACTATCTTGTTCATCAGCAGTAAGTCCTCCTCCTTCAGGAGCTTCGGATTCATCATACGTCAGTGTAGCCATTAGCACTCCTTACTTTCAAATTACCAAGTCCAACCGAATCCACATAATTGGTAGAACGTCCGAGGGTGGGGTTACCAATCTTTGGTTTCGGTGCATACTTATTAGGATTACCTGCATTGCCAAGTGAACGTTCTTCCTGTGTAGGAGGAAGCTCTGCTTGACTTTGTTCAGGTGTTTTACTCTTACGAGTTCTTTTAGTTGGTTTAGTTTCTTCTGTCATTGTTGTGCTTGCATTTGCATTTGTTGCTGCTGCTGATCTATCTGAGCAAATTGTCCAGCTTGCTTAGCCATTTCCATGTCAATAGCTGAGTTCTGAGCAGCTTGTTGTTCTTGCTGCTGATCTTGCATACTCTTAATAAGGTTCAGAGTATCAATACCCATTGCAGCGGCTAGTCTTTTAATTGCTTCATCACTATTGATGAATTTCATCATTGCCTCAGGTCCAAGGGTTCCAGCAACAGTAGTCATGAAGTTCGTTAATGCTTCACGAT